CTTAACTTGTTTTGCACGGCTCATATCTGCAACAGATTTACCTTCAAGTGCATCTTCTACTTCCTTCTTAGATGCTAGATTACCAATACTATCTAATACAATGATGAGTTTATCACCACGATTCACTTCTTGAAGCTGTTGCATTATGTCGAACTTCAACTGTTCAATGTCAGTCAAAGGTGTGTGTAATACTCTGTCCATATCAATACTAAATGTTTCAAAGTATTTGATAGGAGTTCCAAACTCACTATCGTAAAATAAAAGAACCGCATCGGGATATTTGTCCATGTATGATTTTGCCATCAACAAACTAAATGCGGTTTTAAAGTGTTTAGATGGACCTGCCCACATGGTCAAACCTGGTGTCATACCACCATCAAGACTACCAGACAAGGCGACATTCACCATTGGCACAGAAGTTGATACGATATCTTTTTCAGTAAAAAATTTTGATTTAGATAGAATTGCACTATCCTTAATCGTTGTGTTCTTTTTCAATTTATCAAGTAAACTCATTTCAAATCTCCATCTATTTTGGTAATCTTGTTTTTGGGTATGTGTTCCATGCCATCATCTGTAAAGAAGGATTCTAAACTAGGACCACTTGGTGTGTCAAGCGTTTTCTTTTTCTTTGCCTTCTTAATCTTCACATCTAATTCAGGTACTTTCATATTTCGTAGTGTCTGTTGTGCTGCAATGAGAAGAAGAATCGCAAGTGGGTCAAAGACTATGATGATTATAATAATAACCGTTCTTACTGCTTTATCTATAAAAGAAGGGTCATCTTTAGAGTAAAATAACTCGGCGATATACTTAATAGGACCAATCTCTGCCGCTAACTTATTTTCTTCTGCCATCAGAGGCAACTTCTCATTTGTAATTCGTTTTAATTCTGCCTGTGTTTCTTGGATTTGATTGTCGATTTTTCGACTAGCGGTTGCTGGGTCGCCTGCTCTTTGTAAAAGATAAGTGAGTTTATCTTTAGCAATCTTTTCTTGTGTTTCTAATGTTTTGAGTTGAACAGAATTTGCACCAAGAGTTACATTTGATTCTAAGTGTGCTTTTGAAAGATAACCAAAAATACCCATCGAAGTAATCAACATTAACAGTATAATTGCAATACTGAAATAGTAACGCATTACTCGGTTGGTAACAGACCAATTGTTATATAACCAAGATACTGTTACCAATTTTGCGACTTCTAGTATCGAACCCATCAATATAATTGGCCAGAAAGAACCTGGAAAAATCTGAGCAAGACCTATTACCGAATAGAAAGCGGCAACAGCAGATAAAGCAATTGCAGTTAAAAAAGGTAATAGTATTTGTGTCATTTCAATTCCAATTCGAATTCTTTATCACCTAACTTTCCTTTTGGAAAAAAGTTAAATGCTAAAGAATACCTTGTTATGTCTGACTGATTTCTTTCAATAGAATGTAAAACAGATGACGGAAAGAAAAATATTTGGTTGTTGTGGGGTTTAAACATCCATCTTTTTGAATTGAAAACATTAAATTCGGAGTATTCAATATCTATTGCATTAGGAAAAAGATTTTGTTGAATCGTATCTCTATTAAAAACAATGTCGCCTGATTTATCATCTGTTTGTAAATATAAAACACCTGAAATTAAACAGTTCGTGTGTATGTGTGACTGACCCCAATCACCTTTTTCATGTTTTACAACCCACGAATTCGTTAATTCGAAATCAATACCTTCTCTAACTTTTAAAACTTCACGAATATAAATGTTCAATGAACCCATTACTTGTTTTTTTAACCATGAAACTTTTGAATCATTTAAAATATATTTGTTTTCAGAATATGAACCATTACTTGCAAACATTCTCTCAAAAGGAATATTAAAAAAATGTTCTTTCATTTCTTGAGGAATAGGTTCAATATCCGTATTAAAAATCGGAGATGAAAATAAAGGAACGATAGTATATTCTTTATTCATGGGTTAGATTTATGGTGTGGGACATCAAACACAAATGTAATTCGTGTAATGTCTCCTATATTTTTTGCGCCATGTGGTTTTTTATTGTCGAACCAAAGTAGTGTTCCTGGTTCTACATTTACAACATCATCACCACAATGATATTCATATCGGCCTTGTATGGATAAATGGTATCTATCTTTATTTAAATAATATGTTCCTTGGTCAGTATGTGTACCAACTATTTCACCTACTGGTAATGCCAAAAATCCACATCTGCGAAATTTATGAAAGTGTCGTTTTACAAATCGAATAACTTCAGTATGTCTTTTATATGCAGGTGTTTCAATGCATATTTCAGTATTGTATACCATTTCACTTGGATGATTGACACCACCCATTACCAATTGTAATACACCTGCTTCAATTCTATGAAAATCAGGGTCAATTTGTTGAGCACCTTCTATCTCTTTTTGAACACCCCAATCTTCTGGATATTGTTCTAATTGTTTTAATATTTTAGATACATTGATGCCAGTTTTAATAATGCGAATGTCAGCCAAAGAAATCCTCCAACGAACTAACCTTTTCAGTTTTCCAACCAATACAATTTAGAATCACTTTGATTGGTTCAATAAACGATTTTTCAAATTGCAAATCATAATTAACATATTGATTAAGACCAAACTCTTTTGGCAATCGAACCGGGAAAGAAATCACATCTTCTTTCAAAGGGTTTGGTGTTTTCAAATATGTAAACTTCAACTTCTCACCCTCTTGAATTAAAGGGTAAGATTTGGTGAGATCCTTTTCTTTCAACATGTGATTGTAAAGAATCGCACCTCTTACATGTATTGGTGTTCCTTTTTTGTAAAGACTTGCAGAATCGGAATAATCTTTAAGACCATTGATGCCACGGGGAAACGCAACATCTTCTGGTGGTAAAGTTTTAAATTCGTTTTTAAATTTTTCAATGTATTCTTGCACCTCTTCTTCAGAGGCATTAACAATCAATGAAATCGTTTCTTTCATCTTCTCACGAATCACCGAAGGCGTTGATGATTTGACCATTTCTAGTCCCATCACCTTCATCTGCGGTTCATCATACTGAACACCTTCATTATTATAAACATTCAGAATATACCTTTTCTTTGCTGTCCAAATACCTTTGTCAGATAAAGCTTCACGCTTCATCTGCATTTTTTGGTCGTATGCATGGACATACGAAGCAAGTTCCTGATAACTTTCGTCAATAAAAGGTTGTATTTTATCTTCACAGACTTTATCCATGAATTGGATAATCTTGTTAGAATCCTTTGTTTGCGAATACACCTTATCAACAAGGTCACCAAGACGGAGGTATATCGAATCCGTGTCTGAGGCGATAACATAATCTTGATTCTCCGTTTTAAGTAGTTTGTTCATGTAACCATTCAACTTATTCTCAATCCAACGGATTGAAAGTTGTCCCGCAAGTGTAACTGCCAATGCTTGCCTCAAATCATAGAATCGAAAATACTGTGACCCTAGAGCACCATAAGCGGAGTTTAGTGAAACTTTCTTTGCAAGTTGTAGATTGTTGTATCGTGCAACAAGTTTATCAATCTCGACCTTTTTAACAGGGTCTTTTTCATTGACATAATCTTGTTTTGCTTTCAACATCATCTTTTTAAACTTTTTACGATCCTCATACATTTCTTCCATCATCTTTGGTAAGAAACCTTGAATATCTGTGCGAAAGAATTGACCATTTGGTGTCAATGCAACGCCATTAAGTTTTGATGTATCTATTTCTTTTTTCAAAAGTTTATCCACATTGACACCTTGATTCAGAACCTGTCTCATCGTATCGTTATAATTTGAAGATTCAACCAATGTCTCTGGTGAGATATTATATTGAATCAATAAATGCGGATACAGAGAGTTCAAATCGAAAGATGCAACCCAAGGATGCATACCAACTTGTGGGTCTTTAACATATGCACCTTCAAATGCGGAGTTCTTTCTCTGAATTACTTTTGGTGGTACAACAATCTTCTTCTCAAGCAAATGCGAGTAGATTAGAGCATCCCACATACGAGTTTGAGCAAACACATCTTCATAGTTTGTTTTTGTATCGTATGCAAGAGTAAGTGCCAACTCAAGCAGTTTCAGTTTATCTTCTAGTTTAACGATAAGTTCCACATCTTTAATATTATACTCAATAAACTTTTGATAGTTTAGTTTATACAATTGATGTAGATTGTCGTATTCGTCATACGAGAGTTTACTTTCACCAAGTTCAACATTCGCAATGTTATCCAGTTTATAGGATTCTTGCGACTTGCCGCCTGGCGCATACCATTTATACAATTCAATATAATCAAGAGAGGCAACACCACCAATGTTATATTGAATCATTTCACGACCATTGATGGTCACTTTTCTTTCCCACATATAATTCCATGGTGAAAGTTTTTTCATTTCATCTTCACCTAGAATAATGCGAATTCGATTGACGAGATAGGGCACATCAAAGAAATCGATATTCCAACCTGTCACAACATCAGGACAGTTATCTTGCCAGTCTTTTAGAAACTTTTTACACAGGTCAAATTCACTATCACATTTGATATACTTCTCATCACCTTTCAGTTCATAATCACCACAACCATATACAGTAGTGCCACCATTCAATGTTTTCCATGCGATGGCAGTAATAGGTTCAGTAGTTTTATATGGGTCGGGAAATCCATTCTCAGAACCCACTTCAATATCAATGATTGCAATATTGATGAGAGAAATATCCCAATCAATTTGACCGACAAATTCTTCTGCAATAAACGCATATTCAAAACGGTCGTTGCCATAGATTTTAAAGTTTTCGACACCATCATACTTGCGAACAAAATCACGAGCATCACGGATGTCACCGAACTTCATGGGTTCTAAGTTTTCATTGAACAGAGTTTTCCACTCAGATGGTTTCTTAGACGGCAAAAACAAAGTAGGCGAGTATTGAATTTTTATCTTTACTCGCCTGCCGTTTTTGATACCTCTAAAAAGAATATTATTGCCTTGAACGGCAACATTTGTATAGTATTTACTCATTCAAATAGTATATCATACTTTTGGGATTGCTGAGGCAATTTGAATACCAGAACCAAAAACTTGATTGTATTGATTTTCTAACTCACGACTTGGAGTTGTAACACATAATACATCATTTTTTTGTAATTCGATGCCTGTAACAAATTCTTCGGCATAATCTAAGAAAGGTGCAAAGCCCATCATTGGACCTTCTTTTGTTGGTTGAACAACCACTTGAACAGGTTTTTTAACTTTGAAATCTGAGAACAATTTATTTTCTAAATGTTCGTTAACCTCACCTAGGATCGTATGATTCGTTTTGAATGTTATCAGTTTTATTGTCATAATGTTTAATCTCTATCACCGAATTAATCGGTAGTTTGTTTGAAAAATCTACTGCATCAGAAAATGTATCAAATTCTCTTGAAGCAACAGCACTACCAGTCATGTAATATACAACTCTATACATTAACTTTTGTCTCCGCAGGAATAACACCAATTGTAATCCATCTTTTTGGAAACAACATTTCACGACCTTGAAAATCTTTCATGTCATAGGTTGGGTCTTGCATCCACCCAATTACTTCAACCATGTTATCAAATTCTCTTAGTGCAAGGTCATACCTTTCTGCTCGAGGCATTTTGTATTCAATGGCAAGTTTTTTGGCAATTTCACGGGTGTTCATTCGTTTCTTTCCTTAAAGTCATAGAAAAAATCATTGTTATTTCGAGCAGAGTGTTTGTTGTATTTTTCTACTGAATATAACTTTGTCGCTATTTTAAAATCTGGCATCTTAAACTCTGGAACAGTCAGAGAAGCATCATAGAATAATGTTTTATTGTTAGGTTGTGCGGCAAATTGTCCGTTATCTAACTTGATAAAATTATAACTCTTATGTTCTTCAACTGTTTCAGAAAATCCTGTGTTTAGATAACCAGGGTCGTTTTGGCAAAAATCTACGGTGAACATGTATTCACCAAAGTGCCATTTTCTATCTTTGTCTAAGAATTTACACTTCAACATTCGAAGGTTATCTTTTTCAATGACAGTAAAATTATAACTCAAAGCGTCCCAAATTTGCAAGTAATCCAAAGGCAAAGTTGCATCATTTAAGTTATCTTGCCTTGAAACAAAGGCGTGTAGAGGTAGTTTATCATATAATGCACCATAGTTGGGCAATAGTGCTTCAATTCTAAATGCCTGACCTTTGATGCATTTCATTGTCATCCAGATACATGGTTCGTATTCACCATGACCTTTTTCAAAGTCATAAAGAAATTCTCTCTTAACGAAACATTGAACTGGCGGTAAGTTGTGAACTAAAAATGACATTATTTTCTTACGAATTTGGAGAAATCAGGTGGTTGCCATCCTTCGGGTTTCAAAATTTTACCATCTTCTCGTTTTATCACCTTTCGGGTCTTTGTGTCAATCTTTCGTAAATTACTTAGTGCGCCTTCGTCCCAAATCCTTTCGCAATCCCAACCCCTTGACAACATGTAACCAACAATCACCCATATCATATCAAAGCAGGCATCAATTTCTTCAACCTCATCATTTGCATTTTTTGCTTGAACATATTCATTAAATTCTTCACAAATTAATTTGTGATAAAGTGAAGATTGCTCGATATTTTTTTCGGTTGCAGTTTGACCGGCAGCAGTCATAAAGACATGCACATCAGTAAACACTTTGCTCATGTTAAACCTTTTTTGTTAATTCAGACTGATAAGTTCTTTGTCTCAATTCGGAAGAACTAAACCGATGTGTGCGAGAATTGTAGTATGTTTTAATACCACGATTGTCACAAATATCTCGACCAGTTAAAGGTTTGTCTTTATATTCTTCACCGCAAATACGCAATGTAATGGGTAAAAACATTAACAAATCTTCTAGGTCTTTTTCGGTATCATAGACGATAATTTCATCTACAAATTTGACAGCAGAAAGTTGAACATATCTTTCTACAATTGATTGAACTGGTTTGTTTTTGGTGTCTGGCCTATCAATTGTTGGGTTGGTTTGTAAACCAACAATTAGATAATCGCAGATTGACTTGCACTCAGCAAGCATTAGAATATGACCTGCGTGAAGTAGGTCAAAAGTAGAACAGGTAAAGCCGACTGGCCGACCAATCATTTCATCAGGTAATACTAGCATCATATAACTCCATTATAAAAAAAGAAAGTCCGGTCATTACAACCGGACTCCTATTTATTATCGATTCATCACATACATTGTGACTTCGAATCCATAACGCATTTCAGTTGCAGTTGGTTTTGTCCACATAATAATCTCCTTTATAAAAGAGTGGAATTATTTCCACAC